CCTTGTCAAACATAGCCTGAAAACGATCTGCTTCATCAGGATCAGCCGTCATAGGCTCTTTATCAATAGTATAGAAAGGAATACCAGTGCGAATCATTTCAATGAACTTGTCGAAACGTTCAGGATATTTGGTAATGGTGCCAGCACTGAGAGTGCGGTCTTCGGCTAAGTAGTTTAAGTGGTCAAGGATATCACGCATAGTAAGACTATTTATGCGTTTTAACACTTAAAGAAGTTTTGATGGAGAAACCATTTGCGCATTCTATGATGACGTTTTAGTGCGATTCCATGTTCTGCTAGTCTATCACGATATACATAAAAACTTGGCCCATGACTCATAAGCGGTTCCATCCCCTTACGCATGCGCTTTTTACTATTAATATCCCACTGATACTGATGGCACATTTCATGTGCTAATGTGTCAATAAGCCATTGTTTACAGAACCATTTATTGAATAGATAGATTCTGACATTAGACTTTTTGACTTTGAGATTAGGTCTAAAATCTTTAGCCTCACACATACCCCAATAGTCTTTAGAACGATTAAAAATAATGAATTCCGGAGTAGGTAGTTTATCGTCAAATATAGTCTTATTCAACAAACGAAATAAGTACCTGACCTCTTTAATATTGGTTCTGTAGACTAATCTCTTTTGTGCAGAAATTGAGGGAAGTTCTGCGCTCATGTATTCTTTAAGTTTTTTGGAACTCATGGCATCTCCAAATATGTGCATATATTTATTGTCTACTGATTGCGTAAAAATTGCAGTTATTTAGGAAAAAATAAAAGGTTCGCAAACCCGATTAAATATATTTTTAGGAGAAAACTTATGGAACTTTTATTAGGTTTAATCGTATTGGGCGTTGCGGGCTATGTTGCTTATCAACACTTCAATAAAGAAAAGCCAAACGGTTCACACCCATTAGACAGTGTGACAAAATCACCTGTCGTGGAAACTGTACCAGTACCTGCAAAGGTAGAGGAAACTAAGGTATTTGTTGATGGACATAGTGATGTTCGTGAGACAGCACCTGTTAAGGCACCTGCAATTACAGCACCAAAATCTTCAGCACCAAAGAAGCCTAGGGCAGCAAAAAAGCCGGCCGCGGCAAAACCCGCTGGATCTGCAAAGCCCAAGGCTCCAAAGAAGCCAAAGATGACAGTTGTTAAGTAATAAATGCAAGATATCGGGTTTGATATTATTACAGACCTAAATCTATCCCCTGAGGATAGTTTTAACTGGGAGGGCAAGGCAACAAGTTTGTACTGCTTAGTTTCAGGCAATGTCAGTACTGACATTAGAACTGTGCTACAGACTCTTGCCCATCTTAGTAAATTTTACCACGGTGTATTCTTTGTCCCCGGCACATTAGAATATCTTACCTCCCCGGATATTGAGCAAAGAACTGATGAACTATCAGCGATTATTTCTCAAATTCCTAAGGTAGTAATGCTACATCACAATGTAGTCATTATCGACGGGATTGCAGTCATGGGAGCCAATGGTTGGAATGACGCAGTAATGTTAGATTCTATCAATACTAATGAGATAGAATATAATTCTGCTAGATTGCAAGATATGGCGTATCTACACCAGTCAATCAAACGACTTCAAAAACACTTAGATGTTAAGAAGATCATTGTCATGACTAATGCGATACCAGATGGGGATTTATACTTCGGGGAAGCACCCGACATTGCTAATAATCAGATACCACTTAATGTTGTACTGACGGGTGACACTGAACATAAGGTTAAGTATTGGGTGTTCGGGAATTACGAAAAAACTACTGATACTTATCTAAACGATATTAATTATATCAATAATCCTTATATACGCAAAAGTCCCTACTGGCCCAAACGTCTAACTATCTCAGTTTGATGATTCTGCTTCAACTTTGATTTGCAAGGGATAGCCCTTAGCCCTAGCATCTAGGGTTACTTCAATACCCTTCTGTTCTGCAATCTCATAAGGAAGAACAGCAACGATTGCGCTACCCTGTTCATGGATATCCTTAGTGATCTGCGTAGCAGTATCAGGGTTATAGTTGAAGTATTCTACAAGACTATCGATGACGAATTCCATTGATGTTTGGTCATCGTTGATATAGATGATTCGAAACAATGGGGGTTCCTGTAGACCTACGTTAGGCTTAATCTTGCTCTTTGTTTCTGCATTTGCCATTTTATTTTACCTTATGAAATGTTAGTAGACGGCACCATGCCGTCTACTAACAGACTACACTATATTATTTATTGTAGGAAATTGCAATCTTCTTGGGCTTTTTTTCCTCAGGAATCTTGCGCTCTAGGTTAACAGTAAGAATACCGTTAGCCACATGTGCTTCAATTACTTCAACATGGTCTGCTAAAGTGAATGTACGCACAAAGTTGCGGGCTGAAATGCCGCGGTGTAGAAACTCTACGCCCTCACGAACATCAACTCCCTGTTCACCCTTAATGGTCAATTGATTATTTTCAACTTGAACATCAATTTCCCCATCATTGAATCCAGCCACAGCCAATTCAATTGCGAACTGGTCATCTGTGTACTTGATTACATTATATGGGGGATAGTTGGTGTTAGATTGCTGATGTGTGATTCGCATCAACTCGTCAAATACGTTGTCGAAACCGACTGCAAATTTGTGAATTGACGGAATGTCAAGGGAACGAAGGTTTAATTCTCTAGTCATGTTTTATCTCCTTTATTAAGCAAGACTGATTGTAATGTAGACCCGACCATCGGCATCTACAACATTATTTATAATACACTATTGCGTAAAAAAATAAAGTATTTTGGGTATTAAAATAAGCGAGGGGGCAATTTTTGACTTTGTATGTGCTTTTGCCAGCGTCTTTTTGCAAGTGATTTTGCTATCTTTTTTCTGATAGAAGGTTTGATATATGTTTGACGTTCCTGTAATTCCATGAGCAAGCCAGACTCTGCTACTTTTTTCTTAAGTTTTCTGAGAGCCTTGTCTACATTATCGTCTTGTACAAATACCTTTTTACCTTGCAGTTTTCTCATATAAGTGGCGTAGGATTTTTAACTAAATCTACGTCTATATTTATCTCGGTAATAGAATTTTCCTTGTACTTTTTAGTATGGAACATATGGGGTAACAGGATCTTTTCAATTTCTGTTTGTAATCCACGTGCGCCTGTCTTTAAATCGATACAATTCTGTGCAATCTGTTTAATAGCATCATCTGTGAAATTGAGTTCAATGCCGTCGATTAAAAACAAATACTTATATTGGTCGATGAAACTATTCTTAACATCGGTTAGAACTAGTATCAACTGATCAATAGTCAATTCTTCAAGTGCGATAGTAGTAGTAAAACGCCCGATGAATTCAGGAATCATACCAAATCTAGTCAAGTCATCCGGTGTTGCCTGATCTAGTTTGACGTTTTCAGATTTGGATTTTACCTCTGCTCCAAAACCAATGCTTGATCCTTGCATTCTATTTTTAATTACGTCATTTAGTCCCACAAAGGCACCGCCCGCAATGAATAGAATGTTTTTAGTGTCTACTTCAATCATGTCACCCTGGGGATTCTTACGCTTTCCCCCGGCTGAAATTCTACACTTTGTACCTTCTACTAACTTAAGCAATGCTTGCTGTACGCCTTCACCGGATACGTCACGTGTAATGCTAGTGCTTTCACTTTTACGTGCAATCTTGTCGATTTCGTCAATAAACACAATGCCACGTTCTGCACGTTTAATATCGCCGTCTGAGAGATTCAATAGCATCTGAATCATCGATTCAACGTCATCACCTACATACCCGGCTTCAGTTAAACTAGTTGCGTCTGCTACTACGAATGGTACATTCAAGTATTTTGCTACACTACGTGCCAATAATGTTTTACCTGAACCGGTAGGACCAATCAACAATACGTTACCTTTGTTGATTTCTAAGTCTTTAGGCGGATTATTGATACGTTTATAATGGTTGGCAATGGCAACACTTAGTACTACCTTAGCATTGTCTTGTCCAATGACATGAGAATCTAAATGTGCTTTAATGCTATATGCATCAAAGTCTTTAGTATCTTCTTTCTTAGGTTCTTCGGTAGTTTTATCGTCTACTATAAGTTGGTTACACAAGTCAATGCAATCACTACAGATTGAAACATCGTCACCAACGATTAGTTTTTTGACCTCGTCCTTGTGATGACCACAGAAAGAGCAATGTGTTAATTTCTTTTCTGACATAACTTTACTTATCTATACCTATTCTTGTGGCAATCTTTATTACGGGTTACAGACAATTCAATATGATTGATATCACGAATGTTAATAGTTTTTCCCCTACCTAATTCAACTTGCACTTCAAATTTTTCTATCTCATTTCCGTGAATTGTTAATTCACCGGGTTGACTGATACCATAAAATGATCGTTGCCTCCCACTTAAATATCTGGGATACACGCATTTATTTATTATAACTTCCCTGCGTAGGTTAGTTATATTTAATAATAATCTTGGCTCATTCTCTCCGATTAATAATTCTCGTACTAGTCTCATTCTAGTCAAATCGTTAAAATAGTAAACATCTCTGTTTCCCATTAATAAATCTTTGGGATCTTTTGC